CGTAGGACGCCAAGGCAGTGTGCATCGCAAGTGCATCCTTCTGCTTGAGGGCAATCATCGCCTGCAGGTGCACGGCTACATAGGACTGGAAGGATTCGATTCCCTTGCCTTGCAAGAGTTGAGGGTCTACGCCGAACTGCCTCATGCCTTGGGCTCCAGAGCGGAGTCCGTAGACTACGCCTCCGTGCAGGCTGGCAAGTGGCGAGTGCGTGACTTCAAGTTTGTCGAAAGCGTCACCAAGTACATCGCTCCACTCCTTCGGGTTGTCTACTAGGTCCCTGAGTTTTACAGTGGTGACAAGATTCCAGTCGTAATTGTTGTGCTGGTTGTTTGCCAGTGCGGCGTTGGCAAACTGCTGAACCTTAGAATGGTTTACCTTTAGAGGGCTGGATACGTACTCTCCGTTCTTATTCCTGTAGAGCATCAGGTTGGACCTGCCTGCGTAGACATCAGAACGCTTCGGCATCAATGCAACAAGCCTGTCGTTGATGGGCTCGTCGCCGTAATCGTCCTTCTTAAGGCCCATCTCTTCGATAGGCTGTTTCCTCATGTTCCTTTCAGCCGCCGCCTGAGCCTTTGCCATCGTCTTGAACACGCCGACAAGATTGCCGAACATGTTGAACAACTTGAGTTTGGGCTCTTCTCCTCTGATTTCGTATCCGTTTCCGTCGGTGTAGAACCTGCGTCCGTTTCCGAGTTCCCTTTGTACGAACGAGCCGACCATGGCGTTACGACGCATGGGTTCATAGGCTATGCCTTCATTGTATCTGAGGGCACCTAGGTTGCCGCCAAAAGCCTCTGGGAAAATCTGAGACTGCTTGAGAACGTTCGCCAGCAGGTCGAATCTCAGAGAGTGGATTGGGTAAAGGGGTCCGTCTCTTCCTCCAGCATAGCCTTCTGGAGCGTTGATGTAAGCCTCGTCATTACGCTTACGGCCACCCCAAGTTTCATACATGATGTCCCTTACCCTTTCGGCGTTGGAGCCAAACTCGGGCTTCAGGTATTCAGCGGAGGGCTTTCTCTGGCTGGCATCAAGGGAGTGCTGTTCGAACCAATAGACAAAGGTTTCAGAAAAGTGCCCGAAGTCCCTGAACAGCGACTTGACCTCGCTCTTCTGCCACTGGTTCATCTTACGCTTGTTCAACACGCTCACATCCATGGCGTGGATGGTTACGTGGGAGCGAGGATTCTTAAGGGGGTTGCCAAGTTCGTCGAACTTGCTGACGATTAACTCGATTGAGAAAGGTGCAAAGTGCCTGAGCGTGACTGGCACCTGACGGCCTTTTAGTCTTTCGCCGAGGGCGGCCTCGACCACCTGCTTGCTGTTGCCTAGGTATTGGCCAGTAAAGGTGTTGAACACTGGCTTCCCAGCATCCACGGCCTTGATGACATCCGACATGCCCTTGAGCAGGTCGAACTCTGACTTGGAGTAGATTCCAGAATCCTCAATAGCCTTCCAAGCCTCCGAAGACAGGTCAGTAAGCCTGATTCTCTTCGAGCCAGTTGCGGAGGTGTTCCATTGGGGCTTAACTGCGTCTGGGAGTGCATCAAGCACCCCAGCGATGCGGTCAGCGTCGGCTGTAATTTGTGCCTCAATCTCCTGCTTGGATTTGATTCTTCCGCCATTCATGAACCTCTGCTTGCCAGTCTGGTCCATGTATGCCTTGAGCCTGTCTCCGCTCAGCGTGGTTACGTTGACGTCTCCGTGCCTGAGGACGTCCTTCATGACTTGGTCGCTCCAACTGTCCAGCAAGCCCATCGACATGAACTTGCCGTCGTCCCAGAAGATGGACTCCAGCAGGGTGGCGGAATTGTCAAAACCCTCCGCCCTCTCCTGTTGCTTCTTTCTAATCAATACGCCTGCCGACTCAAGGTCATTGACCTTTCTCTGGTTCATCAGGGTGAACCAGTTCTCCATCGTTGAGCGAATGGTCTTGAAACTGGGATTACGCAGGAAGATGTCGGGAGACTTTCTCAGCAAACTGTTCGACTGATTGTAGGCAAAAACCTCCTGCATTAGCCTTTCTGCGATAGGAAACTCCTTGAAAAGACGAATGGTAGACACCCCGTTAATGTTGACAGGGCTGAACATGTTTTCTGGGTCTTCAAGCAGACGCCTTCTGATTTCCCTAATCTGCTCTAAAGAGTAGGCCTTGTTTCCGAAGCCTATGTCTTTCTGAATGACGCCGTTTTTGTCCTTGTAGGTGGCCGCTGAACTGTCGCCATTGAGCCATTTGTCATCAAGTTTGAAGCGGTCTTTGCTGTATTCTGAAATGAAGATGGCCTTGAGTACGTCAGGTATCGGGCCTTCACCAGTTCCAGTTCCAACTCCAAAGAAAGAGCGAATCGCTTCTCTGGATGAGTTGTCGTTACGCTTGAAAAGTATGTCTAGGAACCTGTGGGAGTATTCGTGGGTAAGCGTTTCTGGAGATGCGTAGTCTTTGTTGAGCCAGATGATGTTCTTCCCATCAATGTACATCTCGGCACCTTTTGCACCAGAGCCGCCCTCTCCGACCTGAGCGATGAATGCGTCCATTCCGAACTCCTCAACCATCTCGTTGGCAGTTCTGTATCTAAGTTCCGTTTTTGCGTCAGCCGCATGGCCAGCCATGAGTTGTGCTCTGACTGTGGCTGAAACTCTCTTGTCGCCCTTGGAATCTACGAACTTAAGGAAAGCCCTTATTTCTTCCGCATTCTTAGGGTTCTGCTTGTAGAGGTGCGGAAGTTGGGCGTTGTCGTAATTGTCTATGATTCTTGAGTGTGCGATGCTTTGGTTGTAGACGTTATGGATGTGCCTAAGGCCGCCAGAAAGGCCACCCCAAGCAAATCCTACGCCCATGCCGCTTGACGCACCTTCGCCACGGGCGTTGGCGTAGCCAAGAAGTCCCATGTATGCGGCGTCGCCCACTGCCCTCTTGAAGGTAGGGAAAGCCATGGAAGCAGGCCATCCTACGACGACATTAGTGAACTTGGCGACGACCTGAGCCTCTTTGCTCATGGAGATGCGGCCACCATTGAGGGCCAGCCTGCCCATGAGGTCTTGACCGATGTGACCTCCCTTTACGGCAACAACGCCGTTAGCGGCGTCAATCAGTTCGTTGCCAAACACGCTCGCATACTCTGCGATTGGCTTAACACCAAGAGAGAAAAGAATGCCTCTGAACGGGCCTAGTTCTACGTCTTTTGCTACGGCACCAACAGTGTCCGTCATGAGCGTAGTGGCACCATTCGAAATCTCGTTCGGGATGTGACCGACTCTCATTTCGATTTCTTCAGAGCCCCTCATGACCCTTTCCTTAATCATTTCGAAGGGCTTGGAAACTACGGCGGCGGTGCCGACCATGGCCTCGCCAGTAAGTTTCTTTCCTAGCCTAGCAAACTTCGCCGCATTGTTATCGAACCAATCCTGAGTAGCGGTGGCATCTCTTGCGATGCTCTGGTATGCCTCTGTCTCGGATTTGAAAGCCTTTATGGATGCCTCCATTCCTCCGAGGCCCTTACGCTTCCAAGCGTCCCTAATCATGTGGGGAGCGTCTAGGCCGATGTAAGACAGGGCGTTTGCAAACTTTCTGTCGATTAGGTTCTTTGCGGTCTCTTTGTACCTTTCGGGAACCCAATCCGAGAGAATGTCGGCCTTGCCTTCTTCAAGTTCGTTGCTTCGGTTGCCCCACCATCTAGCCTCGTTAAACTGCTCCATTCTGGACTTAACAGTGCCAGTTCCATGAATGAGGTCTTTTGCCCAAAACAGCGGCGACGAGGGGTCTTCAGACTGGGTCAAAAGTCCTACCAAGTCCCTCATGTCACGGGCCACGCCGTCAGCAATGGACGCCGACATTACGGCTGGCGATGTGATGTTTCTTCCTACCCCAGAAAGTATGTCGGCAGGGACAGTCGAGATGATATTAACCATCTGCTTGAAGTTCTCGAACGTAAACTTGTTTCTACGTTTGTTGGCTTCTTCAAACTGAAGGTAAAGCAACTCCCCGTCTGGGGATGTGGTATCAAAGATTCTCGTTCTGTCTCCCTGAATGAAGTCATAAACGTCGTCATTGGTCATCTGGCCATCGCTGATGACGTCGCCATCGGCATCTGGCTTAGACCTGATTTGGTTGGCAATGTCCAACCCCCCGCCACTGTAAAGTTGCTTAGCGGCCCGTTCGATTAACTCGATGTCGGGGTTGGTCGGGGAATCGTCTGGGTTTTGCATTATCGGCGTTCGACAGTGCCCTTGATAAGCCTACGCTTCTTGGAGTCCTGTCGTGTGTCGATTAGGTCGATTCCATTGCTTCCAGCAACACCTTTAAGTTTTTCGAAGACGTTTTCCTGAACGTTGTCCAGTAGCAACATTTCGTTGCCACCTAGTCGGGTGAACATGCTTGAGGCTCTCTGGGGGACCATGCTCTCTGCGATGGCCATGTCATTGTCGGAAACATTACCGCCCATGCCCTTCATGTCTTTCATGATGCTGAGGTAGTCCATCTTAAGGTTGGACTCTAGTGCCTTAGCCATAGCGGCATCATTAGACGGGTCTAGACTTCCGAGGTACGTGTTGCCTTTGTAGATTTTTCTCAACTGATTAGACATGGAGTAGAACTTCTGAACCCTAGTGGTGAGGTTTCTGAAATCCATTGCCTTCTGGTCTCCCCCCTTGAACGGGACAGTCCTGACACCCATACGCTTGGCAATTTGATAGGCGGGTACAGTAGAGACTCCGCCCTGTCCGTCATCGACCCCATAACTGCCTCTGGGTGCCATCACTAATTGAAACGGGCTGGGCTTTCCGTTTTCGTCTTCGCCTTCAAAGTCAATTGCCTCGCCAATCTGAAACAGGGCAGGACCCTTGCTCTTGATTACGGATTCGACGGCACTGTAATCACCAATGCCAGCGTAGAACTTCGCATCTCCGATTCTGAAGTCGGCATTGTTGGCGGCTTCCTGTTGTTTTTGCAGGGCCTTTCTTTGCTCCTGACCATAAGCCGCCCTAGCCTTAAGGTATTCTGGCGTCTTTCCCCATCCGACGTGTGCGTACGGATTGCCAGTCAACTGCTCGGAGATTTCCCTCTCATCCTGAGGCTGGGCCATGCCCCTCTGGCCAAACATCTGGCCAACAGTCAGGTTGGCCTGTCCTTTGACGTCACCTGCGTATTGAGAGTAGTCGTTGTCGTCTTCCATAGAGTGTTACCAGATGATTTGGTCTGCTGGAATTTCTGGCTTTTTCGGATTTCTCGGATTTGCGTCAAGGTAGATGACTTCAAACCTGCTTTCGCTCATCCTGTCGCTCAGTTTCGGAACATCCGAGTCGCCTTTTGCGGCCTTAGTTCCCTGAAGGGTCTGCTCGGCAAGCGTCTTCTTGGGAACGATGACAGGTACAACGAACACCCTTTCGCCCGTCCCGTCTGGGAGGGCCCTAGTTACCATGAAGCCAGTTCTTCGCACTCCGTCCTTGGATGAAGATGTCATGCTGGATGGGAAAGTAATGTAAGGAGTATTCGGGTCGTCCTTCTGCACCTTACTCAGGTATTTAGCGAAAGCGTCTTGTGCGGACGGCTTGAATTCTTCTGGCCTTACTCCTTCGGCCTCCTGCCTTTGCGACCTAGCGGCGTGTACGTCTTTCTCGGCCTTGGCTGAGCCAAAAAGAAGTGCCTCAACAATTTGGTCTGCACTGAGACGCTGGAACATCGCCCTAGCGGCGTTGGAGATTCTGTCTTCATCGCTGTCGCCCTGTGCCGTATTGAAGAACGGGCGGATTGCCTCTTCATAAGTCCTATGTGCCATGGAGCCGTTTTCGGACTTATCGCCAATTACCCTAGCAATGGTTTGCGTGTTGTTGTCGATGGCTTGCTTGGAGAACTGTCCAGCGGGTGACATCCTAAGCACTGCCGAAAATGCCTTATTTTCTTTGGCTTCTTGGATTTTCTGTCTCTTGGCAGATTCGCCTTCCGCTAGTTTTTCTTTTTCGGTTTTGCCTCCAGTGAGCAAATTGGCGGCGGATGAAATACCCATGCCTGCACCCTCAATGCCTTGAGAGACCCATCCGTCTCCCACGAATCTGTCCCCCTTTTGTCTTCCCTGAAAATCAGTACCATCAATAACTGAAGTTCCTACCTCAGTTGCGAGGGCTCCAGAGCCAACTCTCCATCCCGTATTCCAAGCCCTTCCAAACAAAGAGTCGATTTTGAGTTTATCCATGTCGTCATGGATACCGAAAGCCCTTCCAAGCGTTCTCATTTTCGGGTTCGCTTCATTGGACAGAGCCTTTTCCCATGAATTCGGGAAAATGGTAAGATTTTGCTCCCTCAACTTGGCGTCGCCGAGCGTGAACAGGTCCTCCCCAGTGGCAGTACGCATGCCCATGACTTGGTACTTGGGGTCTTTTGGGTCAAAGGCGGGAAGGTCGTACTCCGTGCCATCTGCGGTTGTTAGTTTGTGAGGCTGAATTATTACCTCACCCTGTTCGCCGCTCTTTTTGCCTGCCCCAGCCGCTGTGACTTTTCTGACTTCCTGAGGAGATGCCACCTGAAACTTCTCAGTGACTGGTTGTTTGTTGAACTCTTCGACATCAACCACAACCTTTCCTTTAGTCCTAGCCGCAGTTTCTGGGTTCTGGGAGATGGCGGTCAATGCGGCCTCTTTTGCCTTTTTGTCATTTGCCGCCTCCACCATCATTCTTGCTGGCTTTACGTTCAAGTCATCTGCGGCGTCGGCGGCGGCTTCAACCGCCACCCTGTATAGTCTTTTGGTCATTTGTTGTTTTTAGCGTTATAGGCTTTCCCAAGTGCACCGATTCTTCTGATGGAAGCGATGGCGGCTGGGTCTCCGCTTCTGGCGAGAGCCCTAAGTTTGCCGATGTATTCGGTTTGAAAATCACCAGAGTCATCATCTCCCGAGTCTAGGTAGTAGGAATACTGGTCTTCAAAGGCCTTGAAATCGGCCTCGTCGAACTTCCCTGTAGTGCCAAATTTTTTGGCAAAATCTTCCCTGAAAATCATTGACTTACCTTGAGGGGATTTTCTCCAATCCATAGCCCTCTTGACGGCTTCTTGGTCTCCTTGGGCAAAAGTTGTTTCTGGGAAAATGTTTTGAAGTCCGACTACGCCAGTGGCGGCAAGGCCTCCAGCAATCATGCCTTTGGTGCCAATCGTAGAGCCAGTAGCGACTCCATTTGCGATGGTTTCAGTAGCAAGTGCCGCCCTGTTTCTCGTATTAATGCTTTCGGCTATGCGGCCTGCCTCTTCTAGGTTTCCAGCCTCCATGGCCTTTTGGTACTGCTGGTGCGGATTGCCGCCTCCACGGATTTCATCTGCCACAAATGATGCGGCATAAGGCAATCCTACGCCGACGCCAAGGCCAGCCCCGATGTTGGCCGTAGCCCCCATTTTGCCCGTGAGGGTTGGGAACATTCTGGAATCAACAATACCCCTCGCCATGCTAGGGAGAAATCCCTTTTGTGCCCCATACGTTGCGGCATCAGCCATGAACTTGCTTGTTCCAGCCCTGATGGCCTCTCCGCCGATGGCTTTGGGTATGAACCTGTCCAGTCGGTATGTGGTAACGTCGTTCGCCCTGTCAATTAACCATGGTGCGAGGTCGCTTGCCTGATTCCCAGTGCCTAGATAGGCCATTTCGGATGGGTCGTTTTCAAGCGACTCTGGCCTAAGCGTAGGGGGGATGGCCATTTGCCCAGCGATGTGACGGCCTACGGCCATACCAACACGGGGTGCCTTTGACAGCCAACTCTCTCCTTCGGTGCCCTCCGTGTAGTCCTTGTTGGCAACATCGGGTATAGTGTACTTCGGGACTGAGGCCTTGTTCCTCAGGCTTGCTGGGGCATCAAGTTCCATTAGGATTTTCCTCCTCCAGAAAGTCTACGGGCTACGGAGGCTGGGTCTACGCCGTCCTCGGTGGCCTTGGTTGTTTTGGCCTTTTGTTTCTTGTTCCAGTTTCCGTCTAGAACGCCCCTAACGTTTCCGTAAATAAGTTTCTTATCGTTGATGATGCTTTCGACCAAAGCGGTTCTTTCGTTCGGGTCAGTGGTTGCGTTGATTGAGGCGAGCAGGTCATCCCTGTGCTTCTCCATGGCCCTCCTAGTCTTGCTGAATTTACGCTTTCTTTGTCCAACGATTTCTCCGCTTGGGGTCTTGATGTCTACATCTTCTTCCTCCCAGTCGTCAAACTTGTGGTCATCGTCGTTGAGTCCCAACTCTTGGTTGTAAGAGTTGAGGACGGCGGCAAATTTGCCTTTGGCGGCGGCGTCCTTGGCTTTAACGGCTTCGGCAAGACGCCTATCGTACTCTTCCTTGTCCCTTGCTCTGGCGTCATCAAGGTCGGCTTTTCTGGCCGCCCTCTTAGCGTCCTCCTCTTCTCTTCTCAGGGCGGAGGCTTCCTCTCTTTCAATCTTTCGCTGGGCAATGCCAGCCTCGATTTCGGCCTGCCTTTGAGCGGTAGCCTCGGCGGCTTGGCTCTTGTCGAACTCCATCCTCTTGGTGAGGGTATCCATGGCACTCGCCCTGTTGAGTTCGCCTTCCTCTCTGGCGGTCTTGTTTCTAAGCAAGGAATCCTTCTGTTGCTGTGCGAGACTCATGGCCGTACGCATGGTCTGACCAGCACCTTGTACGCCAGTCGTAAAGGCGTTCTTGTTAAACTCGAGTTGTGCCTCCAAGACTGGGTTTCTTTGGCCCAATGCGGCGGCGAGCGTGTCCCTTTGGGACTGTCCTCCTAGGAAGTTGAATTGCATGTTGGTTAAGTCTGTGCGGCGGCGGCTTTCTGTCCGAATGCACCCATAACGATGGAGGCACCCTCCCAGTCATAGGCTCTCTGGTTTGCAATGTCCCAGCCTTGCTGGACGCCACCTGCGGAAGCGATAGTTTGTCTGATTTGCTGGTCACGGATTTCCCCAGCGTTCTTTGCCTCAACGGCTGAGGCATGAGAATCAGAGATAAGCGGAGACTCGAACGGAACCACGATTGGGATTCCCTGAGCGGATGCTAGGGCCTTGTCAGCGGCGTCTACCAGTTGTTGCACGGAGAGGGAGTTGGCAAGATAGGTCGTATTCTGTCCGCCACCGCTCGCCGCACTCAGGCCTAGTACGTACTGGTTGTTACTGTCTTGATTGACGAGTTTTGCCGAGTAATACCCGAAAATTGAGTTAGCCGAAGTTAATGCCCTAGAGGTAAGGTGAGTTGTCACCTTCCCGTCTGCTTCGGCAAATTCCTCTGCATTGGCGTTGTAGGCTTCTATGGTCTGGGCGATTTCAAATCTCGGATTGCGTCCCCAGAACGTGTATCCCTCTGGCTGGGAATACACGGATTGGGACAATGCGAGTTGTGCCTCCCCGAGAGTTGCGAAGCAAAGCGGCCAGCCAGAACCACTACTGGACGTAACGTTGTAGGGAGGCGTCTTACTAGGAACCCAGACTTGCCCCCAAGAACCTCTCCAGATTTGGTATTTTGCACCACGCACCCAACTCGTACCAGCAGGGTACGTATCCGTCGTTGTTACAGTCGGAGGAGTGGTCGAATTATCAATCGTCGTATTCAGGTTCTTCATCTCTTGGATGTAGAACCCAGCACCGACACCCTGAAGGTCCATGGAATGGACCGATACGTACGACTGATTAGGGTACGGAGGGTACGAGTAAGGATTGGGGTTAGGAGTAGTCATCAGAACGACGAGAAAATAGACTTACCGACAATTGAGGCCTCCAAACCTATGCTGTAGATGCAAGGCCTACCAGATTTAACAACGATTTCCAACTTGCCGCTCATCGACTTTTTGTTGGTCAAAGCACGTCTAACAGCAGTTCCAAGATTAGCGGAGAACTTATCCATGAGCCACTTCCCGTCTGGATTTACGGAAATGAAGTTCATTTCTACTTCGGCATGGCCTTTTGTGTCTAGCGACAGGAAGCATTCGTCATACTTCTTTTCTGAGTGGGACTGGAACATGTAACTACGGCTACGGATTTTCGCAACGATGGCCGAGCCATTGTCCGTGCTACCTTCGTTAAGCAGGTAGATGCGTCCCATTCCGTAGTTCACACCCCAGAGTCTCATCTTCCCGTCCTTTCTTGCAGACACGACGGCGTCTATTGACTGCGGGTAAACGTAGATAGACTCCAGAGGGTTCTTATTAGTGAGGTTTAGGGCCAAGACGACAGTCCTGTTGTACGGGGCGAGCAACGGAAGCGTGAAGTAGCAACGACCCTGACATGAAGCCGCAGTAATTTGGCCGAGTTTAGACGAGTCAATCAGGTCAATGATGTCCTGAATCAGGAACGTAATCGGAGAAGAACCATCTTGGTACTCGTTTCTGCCTCCAGAGTACTTTACGACCTTGATTCCGTCCGTGTCCATGAACAACACTTGAGGGCCCAGTCGGCAGATTCCGTCTTTTGCGGCCAATCCGTCGTGAGATGCAATCTTCTGAATCTGGTGGAACACCTGAGGATTCGGCAATCTGTTGACGTTTGCCTGTCTGCCGAGTCCAGCCGCAACAGAGTAGATGCTCCTTTTGCCAAAAACCAGCATGGCGTTCATGTCTGGCTCGATTGCCTGAATAGAGTCGTACGTCCCCTGAACAAGATAAGCCGAATCTGGCTCGTATGGCTGATTCCCAGAGTAGAGTGAGAACTTAAGTTTATCCCCTTTTGCCGTAACCAGCCGCTCGACGATGTTTGCCCCAGCGACGAAGTCCGTATCTGCCGTCTCCATGGTCAGTGCGTCTTGATACCCCTGACCACGGGCTTTTTGCTTAGCCGCCAGATTGACCGAAGTGAACACTCCAGTGTCGCAGTTGAATCTTTGGTTGGCACCCCAAAGCAGAATGCTGTCCCCGTTGGTAGATGAGGCGGCACAAGCGTACTCAATGGCCGCACCAGCGGTTCCAGCGAGGACGCTACCAAGCCTAGGCATGGCAACACCTTCATTAAACTCCATGTTCTCAGAGTACTCAACCATCCCAGACTCTGGGGGAAAGGAAGCACTGTTTGGGAAGGATGCGAATCCTTCGAATCTCAGGTCGCCGTCTGGTTTAATTTCTCTAGGCATGGTTAAGGGTTAGGCTGGCAACTAGTGCCATCCCAGTAGTAGCCTTCGCCACAGTCGGGAGGGGGAGGGTTGTTGGGTACGCATTGAGTGCCATCCCAGTAGTAGCCTTCGCCACAGTTAGTGTTTTCTGGCACACACTCAGTGCCATTCCAGTAGTAGCCAGCACCACAATCAGGGGGTGGAGGATTGTTTGGCACGCAACTAGTGCCGTCCCAGTAATAACCTTCAGGGCATTCAGGGGGAGGTGGCTCCTCTGGCCTACTGGTCACGTTGCACTCTGAGTCTGACGAGTAAATGTATCCATTGCATGTGGTAAAATCTCCCACACTACACTCGCTGTGAGTTTCCACCCTTTCTCCGCACTGCCCATCTGCCACAATGGTTTCATACGTGTATCCAATCTGGACAGGTCCACAACCTGCGTCGTACATTACGTCTCCAGTGGTTCTTTGGGAGATAACAGTTCCATCTGCTGAACACTCTGGCCTGCTAGTCACGTTGCACTGCAAGTCAGACGAGTACACCATCCCGTTACAGGTGGTGAAATCACCAACATTACACTCATTGAAAGTTTCCACCCTTTCTCCGCACTGCCCATCTGCCACGATTGTTTCGTAAGTGTAGCCAATCTGGACAGGGCCGCACCCTGCGTCGTACATGATGTCTCCAGTGGTACGCTGAGAAATGACAGTTCCTTCATCTGGGCAGGCAGGCCTGCTGGTAACGTTGCACTGAGCGTCAGACGAGTAGATTAATCCGTTGCAATTAGCAAAGTCGCCTACGCTACACTCATTCGTGGTTTCCTCCATAAACCCACACTGCCCATCTGCAACAGTTTGGATGCGGGTTTCTCCGATTTTTACAGGGCCACAACCTGCGTCGTACATGAAGTCCGTGATAATTGGTTCGCCTATTTCAGTTCCACTCTCTGGACATGGAGGAGGCGGAGGGGGTGGAGGGTTTGGAGGCCTGTAGGAGTTCTTAATACGTGGAATGATGAATCCGTTCGACGTATGCGTGGCTCGGTCAGAAGCCCTAATTGCATTGTATTTCCTCAGAGGCATCAGGATGCGTAGTAAGAGCCGTTTCCGTCAGAGTTGTAGTAACTGTAGACGTCCTGCATCATTCCTTCGTCATACCCCGTGATTACAGACGTAAAGTTGTACCCGTAGGGCTGGTATGAGTACGTAGTCTCCCAGTAGGTACCACCCATTCCGTCGTTGTACTCCGTGCTGTAGTATGTTCCGTTTTCAAAGTTGTTGCCAACCTCTGGGATGTACAGGTAGTTAGTGCCGCTGGAAGTGTTTCCAGTTGGTCCAGTAGAAAACCCCCCGCCACCAGTGCTGTCATACCACTCTGAGTAGTAGGAGCCAGTGCCGTCGGAGTAGTAATTGTTGCTACTGTCGTTCGCTAGCCACGTCCCGTAAGAGTAGTAATTGTTTGTGCAGGAAGTGTAGGTGCTTCCGTTTCCGTCGTGGTATTCGACGCAGTCATTCGTACCGACTTGGTAATTAGCCGCCAAGTTCGATACCCAGACGTAAATCGGGGTAGAGGAGCCGTTCCCAGTGGATTCTCCGCTCGGGGGGTACCCCGTGCCTCCGCCGCCACTAGAGCCCGAGTACTCAGAATAGAAACCACCGCTACCATTCCAGTAGTAATTGTTGTCTCCGTAGTTAGTGATGTAGGTTCCGTACGGATGCAGGCCGCTGTATCGGAAAACGATGTTTCCGTTTCCGTCCCACTCGTACCTGTTGTCGTTGCCGTCAAAGTAGTAATTGCCAGAGTACTCTGGGACTTCTACATGCGTGTCGCTTGCGTCAGATTGAAGTGTGCCGTTTGGATAGAAGTTGCCGCCAACATTCATGCCTCCAGTTCCCATGTAGATATTGCCAGTTCCGTCCCATTCTAGCGTATTGAAGTTGTACCTTCCGTTGGGTATTTGCTCCATGGTCTGCGGGTGTTCAGACGTTTGGTGAGTAATTTCGTACTCAGGTGCCCCAGTTACTGGCGTCCCGTATGCAAAGTAATCTCCATACGTCTCTGCGTATTGCCCGAAAGTCACGCCGCCGACGCCGTTAGAAATGTACCTAGACACGGAGTATCGTCCGTTTTGGTAAGACCAATAGTCACTTCCGTCGTAGTATTGACCAGTATTCGGCTCTACGTCGTCGAGTCTTGGTCCGACCCACTCGCCAGAGGGGACGTAAACAGCCGTCCCGAGCACTTCATAAGTTCCGCCCTGCCCGTCAGCCAACAAGTTGAATACGCCAGTCCCTATTTGGACGTTCACATTCCCCTGCTCGGGGTGGTAAACCGACACCGCTACTGAAACAGTAATGGGCCTCTGCTCAGAACCCATAACAGTCCCTGCGGCAGGCACGGAGGGTCCGTCAGAACTTCCGTTGAGGCGAGCCTCGTTGTCGTGAGGGCCACCTAGTCTCAAGTCGCCCTTGAACGGCATTACTGTGCGTAGTGATAGACGTATCCTTCGCCATCTACCCAGACTTCACCATTGTAGCCGTTCAGTTCGAACGAGCCGCCGTCATGCTTGTTAAAGTTCTTTTCGTGAGAAAGCACGATAGGAGAGCCAGCACCATTAGGCTGAAGGTAGAAGTTGAGAAGAGTGTCGTTCGACGTGTTGACGATGCCGAAAACACGTCTGTTTCTGACTGCGTCGAGCACTTTGACCTTGGTGCCGATGCTGTTGAACACAGTCACATCGACGTTGGGAATGTTTTGGGGCTGGTGAATGTGAGACATTTTAGTAGTTTCTGAAATTGATGCGTCTTACTTGGCCCTGTTGCCTGAGGACTTGGTCGAGGGCTTGGTCGAGTGCCGTTTGTGCGTCCGCTTCTGCGGCTTGGGCGAGTTCCGTCTGACCCTGCGAACGCTGGTAGTCAGCGTGAACTCCGTGGATGAGGTAGGAGCCGAACAGTCTTGGGATTTGAACAATCTGCCAAGAGCCGAGAGTAGGGATTGAGCCAGTGCCCGAAGGCGATTCACCAGTGTATTCATAAAAATTGCCCTGTACGGGACTTCCACTTACAGGTACCAGCGAACTGGTCGCACTGCCAGCATCAAAATAGACCTGTGCACCCTTTTTGTAGGACACTGCGGTGTCCCAAGGCTCCCCAAACAACTTGGGAGCGTCGCTTCTGTACTCGACCCATACGTTCTGGTCTAGGTTGTTCATCAGGAAGCAGTCGCTTCCGTTGAGAACGAAGTCCTTTTCGATGGAATTGTGTGCAAGTGGGTCCTTTGTCCACACGGCCAGCACCTGACCGACGTCAGCAGGAAGGATTACCTTGTTGCGTTCGCTGACAATGCCCGTCGGGCACTGCTGGAACTTCTTAAGTTCAGGCCATTCATGCTGTTCCCAGACAGTTTGCATGCGTCTGGAGGCAAAATCCCTAACAGTAGCGAACCTGTCGGTGGTCGTCAGGTTCCTGTCCAACCCGCAGAGTTGCAGGGAGGTATGCAGGATTTCGCTGAAGTTGATGGTACGCATTAAATTGCCCTACCAAACTGGTCGAACAGGCCTTTTGTGCCGTTCACCAGCAGAGTGGTGTTCTCCGCTTTGGAGTTTACCTTACACTCAGGGTTGTCTCTAAGGAATCCTTTGACGAAATCCTTGTCTCTCCAGCATTCATACCCGAGACGCTGGCCCCAGTAGTGGTAGGAGTCCACTGGGATTCGCATGGATAACTGCCCCAAGCCATCTACGTGCTTGTGCAGTTGCTGGTTTAGTTGCCCGATTAGTTTCTTCTGTGCATGGGCCTGCACTTTACGGAGTTCCCACCCCGTCCGAAACTCCTCAAGCATAGGCTTAAGAAGGTCGGACGGGATGGTTTCATGGATGGGTACTATTCCAGCCATGCTCCGCTCTGCTTACGAGAGCAGACCGCCGTTGGAGTTAGCCGCCTTGTAGTCCAGCATGCCGAACGTCAGGGGCGACTGGACGACCAGAGCCGCCATCGCTTCCATCATTCTGCGAGGACCACCGCCGTTTTCGGTCAGTTCACGGACCTGAGCGATGTTGCCGCCGTAGCGGATTTCAAGCATGTCCCACGGGATGATGAAGCCCTTGGTCTTAGCGTTGTTGGCGTGGAGGTTGACGTAGACCTTGGCTTCGGCTTCGGTAGCGAAACGAGCAGGGACGGCATTAGCGGTGCCGACGGCGACTCTTTCGAACTTATTGGTGGTAGCGTCCTTGAGCCAGACGAGGTTGCCAGCGGCGGTGATGCCATCATAGACGGCGTAGCGACCAGTGGCGGTGTAGGAGGCACCAGTAGAGCCAGAGCCAGTGTCTTCGATGCGGTAGGGGTTGACACCCGCATGGAGGAACTGGGTCGGGATAAGGGCCAACTTACCGAAATCGCCCTCGAAGTAGTCCACGGACACCTTGATGCTGTCGGAGTTGGCATCTCTGTTGTTCGTGATTCTGGACTCCATGGCGGGGGAAGCCTTGGTGTAGACGAGGTTGGTGAACTGACGCTTGAGGGCAGTGCCAACGACGGCTTCGTGGTTCTTGAACTGACCAGTCTGCTCGTAGACCGAGGTCATGAGGTCCTGAACAGTGTTTTCACCGAGTTGGTCAACGCTTTCGCCAGTGCCCACGATAGACGAGGACGGGGTGCGGAAGTTTTCACCGACAGGGCGGATGGACTGGTTCTGGGAGCCGTACTTGGCCTGAACGTTGGTGGTGGCACCAAGGAGGTCGTTCTTAATCCAAGCCGTGAGACAGCGGGTGCGATACGGGGTCGCACCATCGTCGATGGCGGGGAGGATGTCAGAGGTAAAGGTCATTTCCATCGAACGCTTAAGGTCGATGGTGGCCTTGCCCAACTGGCGGCTGAGTTCGTCCTTAACACCAGCGATGTTGAGGATGTCCTGCGTCAGGTTAGACACGTGAACGGCTCTGCGGAACATGTGGATGTTGTTTTCCACTTCTTCTCTGTAGCCGAGGGTGTACTGCTTGAAGGCAGGGTTGGTGGCGGGGGAGGTAGGGTCAACGTCAGCACCATCGAGAACGCCGAGTTCAATGGAGGGGTCGGGGTGGCGGTCAACCTGCCATCTGAACGTCGTATTTCCGGGTTTAGAACCACGCTTGGCCATCGAGGTGATGGGCGTGTCCTTGGCATCGACGTTGGCGATGAGGTCAGAGAGTTCTTCTCTGATACCGACTCTAGCACCCTGAAGGGGACGCTGATTCTGGAACTGTCTTTCGAATAGGGAAGCCATGATAGTTTTTTGGATTAGATGAACTTACTCTTAAACACTTCTGCGAGGTCATCGACTGAGCCTGAACGTCTGAAGCGTTCCATGCTTTGCTTGGCCTGAACCTCATCGACACGCATGGTGGGACGGGGGGCGGACGAAGTTTGCACGGGCTGGACCTGTACGACTGGGTTGCTTACGAAGTTCTTGGCGTTCTTTTTCTGGGTATTGTATGAAACCATACCCATAGCCAACTGGGCGGCGTAAATCTCATAGTCGGGGAACTTCTTGATTTCGGGCACTGCGTCGATGAACTTTCTGGCCGCCGATGCACGGCTGTCAGTAGGGTCATCTAGCCAAGGGAACTCCTTGCGAGCCAGATTCTTGTATTCCTTCGTGCTATTGATGTACTGAGCCTGTTGAGGCAGGAACTCCTCCATGGCTCTGAGTGCCGCTACCTTCGCTTTGGCAATCTCGTCCTTGGAGACATTCTTTTCGTAGTTACTTTCGTCGTAGTATCCGTCTGGGTAACGTTCGCAGAAAAGTCGAATCTGTCTCTGCCTATCGTACTCGGCCTTGAGTTTTTCCTCCGTGTCCATCTCCGCATAAGGGTTATTTGTAACGGGTTTGGTAGGAGTGGCCTGTTGACGCTTGATAGACTCGAGTTCTTCTTCGAGTTTCTTTGCACGTTCCTCTGCTTCACGTCTCAGAGCCGTTAGTTTGTTAAGACGCTTCTGAACCCCCTTAGGAGTATCGTCGTAGTCCTGACGAACATCATCGGTTTCTGCTTCCGTGGTCGCTTCGGCTTGTGGTTCTTCCGCAATCTCTTGCGTCGGTTCCTCTGCCTCTGCTTCAGTGTCTTTGGTTTCGGAGTTACCGCTCTCCGCTTTCATCTGCCCGTCAGATAAGGCTCGCATGAAGAAATCAGCGAGTTTGTCGTTAGCCGAAGAGTCGGGTGTCACCTCGGAGTTGCTATCAGTCATGGGGGGATTAACCTCGGTCCCAAGTTCGAGGTCAGCGTTAGGCTGATTGGTGTTTTCTTCCATAGTCAGGGTTTAGTGCTCCCAGAAGCGTTGGAAGTTGACTCTATTTTTACTTGGCCAGCAAGCGTGGCGAGGCTCCCGCAACGCTTTGAGTCGCTTTTCCCTTAAGACTGGTCTGCTCTGGCCTCTTCCCTGAGTCTTTGAATCTCTAGGAGCATGTCATTGATGGCGTCAAGTCGCCCAGCGGAGTGAATTCTGGCCTCCCCGACTGTGTTTGCCGACATAACCTTAGACATCTCAATCTGTAGGGCCAAGTCGCATACGACCAAGACGCTCTTGTAAAGGTCTTCGCCCTCAGGCGTCCTGAATTGGAATGACTTGATGATTTTCTTACGTTCTTCAGACATCATGCGATGGGTGTGTTGACGTTAATGGTCGTGTTTTGGGTCTGCTGGGGTGGGGGAGTAGCCTGTTGCTGTGCCTGAACCTCGCCCATCTCCTTCTGAATCTCCTCAGAAGCGGGAGATACGCCGATTCTGCCGATTTGCTTGTTCTTTTCTTGGTCGATGGAGAACTGCAACTGCTTGGTGTAGTTCTCAAACAGGATTTGGAAGATTCTGTCGCTCTGTAGGGCCTGCTGGGCCTTCGGATTCTTAGACATAATGTCTTGAGCGAACTGCATCTTGCTTGAGGCGGCAGGGTCCATCTCGGTGTACAACGCTTCGTTGCCAAGCATCATCATTCCGATGTCGCTAACGACGTCCTTGTACAGTTTCTGGGAGGCCGTGGCTTGGTCGATGACCAGTTCTCGGGCGGCGTCAGGGCTGATGGACTCAATGACTAGTTTGACCAACTTATTTCTGTCGATGATGCCTCCGCTATCAAGCGGCACCACAGTCTTGATAATGGCTTCCAGTTTCTTTTGGACAAATTCTGGGTCAGTGTCACGAACGTCAAAGCGTACGTTGAAATCAAACTGGCTATGGATGTCCGACATGCCCTGCTTGAGGGGGCTACCAGTGATGCGGATGATTTCCTCCTCCGACATGAACTGAAGGCTGAGCGAGAACATCTGGGTGTAGACCCTGTTCCAGAACATGAGCCAGCCGTCCACCTGAAGTTGCTTGAGCATCTGCACCTTCTGGGGGTCTATAAGTTCACCGACGGCAAATCCGTAGTAGTTACCCAAGTTCTGCTCGACCTGCTGGATGACTTGGAAAGCCATGCCAGCGTCGCCTCTCGGGGATTCGAGCCAAGTGTAATCGTCCTTGTTGGAAACAGGGAGCACCTGAGCGGGGGCGATGCGATTAAGGGCACCGATACGCTTGACCACCTTGACGGGAGGCAGGACCTCAAATGCGGTTCTATCCCTGATTGCGTCGTGCTGGGCCTTAACCTCGTCCTGTTCGGTCTTATTGATTTCTGGAATGCCTCTGGATTCTGCAACTGCTCTGCGGTTTCTTTCACGTCTGTATTCTACGAACGGGTACTCCCCGTGGGCGTAGTTGAGAATGTCCTGCTTGGCGTACATGTCCGCACCGCAATGAGGGTTGAAGACAGTGTAGTAGATTGCAGGGACGTCGTTTGCGTCCAACTGCCTGTAGTAAGCCCAGACGACCTCGATGAGGTTGTTGCCTCTTTCGATGTTCGAGTTGAGCATCGTAGTGGTGGGAATCAGGTTGGGGTCATTAAAGTAGTAGTGATTACCCATGCTGTTCACGGCCTTTTCCACCCATTCATCATTCCATCCAGCAATTTTTGCGGTGGAGCGAAGTTCAACCTCAGTCATGTATTGCCTGCGGAAAATGACACGGGCCTTTTGCAGGTCAGCCGTCTCTGGTGGGAAGCAAACTTCGTCGAAGGGCTTAAGTGCTTCGACGTGTGGGAGGTTTTTCTGAATGTAGACCTCTGGGATTTCTCCGAGGCCGTTCTCTCTCATGCCTTTGATGAATTTCTTCATGTCTCTTTGCTTCATCTGAGGCATGACGTCTTTCAGCACTGCGAGTGCGTAGTCTTCCTTCTTGGGGTCCAAGATGGCGTTGAGCAACTTTCCAATGGTTCCTTCGTTCTGGGTTCCAGACTGTGCCTCTGCCATGGCCATGTTCTGGAGTTCATCCAGTTTCATGCTGTTGATTCTAGTGCCCATCTGTTGCTCCCAAGTGACCTGAACTACGGACCAGCCGTAAGTAAGAGCGTAGTCTGCGGCCAGTTCCGCCTCCTTGTGCAACTCATTCTTAATCTTTGTTTCGACCATCCAACGCATGAGCGTTGTGGCTGATGCGGCGGACATGGTGTCATTGATTTCAGTTCCGCCAACCTTGAGTGTGCAACCCTTGTATGCCGTAAGCAGAAGGGCTTTCTGGTCATTAATGAGTCTATCAACAAGTCTGATTCTAACATCAGAAGCACCTTCGAACGGGAAGGCAGGGTCTCCGTCGGGACGAGCCCAAGAGTGCTTTTTGCCGTCATCGGTCTGGCCAGTCCATCTGGTGAGCCTGATGTCGTCGGCGTAGTTCATCTTCGATACCATGGTTCCGTGGAAGGCGGACCTCTGGTATTCGGTGAGAAGCAGTTCGATGTCTGGCTTCTCTGCGTGGTACGCTAGTTTATCAGCGTGAGGAGTCGGGCTTTTGAAGTTCATTGGTGTTAAGTTTGATGAAGTCTAGGATTTCGTCCCTGAAGTACATGTGCTGTCCTCCAAGGGTCTTGAAAGTCTTGATTGCTCCGCTGTTGCGAAGCCTAAGCAGGGTGGACTTTGACAAGTTGAACACTCGGGCGGCGTCAGCAAGCCTGAGTAACGGGGGTGTTTCTTTAGGGAGCATTTTAGTAAGAGCCTCCTCCGATTGCCTTGTATGATTCGGAGCCGCCATACATCGGGTCCATGACTGCCAGATACCTGAGAGTGTCAATGGGGTCCTTGCTGGCCCCCTTTTCGGCGTCTAGGCCAGTCCATTCCCTAAGGCACCAAATCAGGTTGTGGCATTTTTCGGAGATGAAAAGTTTCGGGAGGTTCACCATGGAGATTTCCTGATTAGGGTCATAGGCAAACCAGTCATTGATGATTGAGATTCCTTCTTCCAGCCTCAGTCCAGCGGCAGGTGTAAAGTACATCGGGTTCTCCCCGTCATCCAGCAGTTGAATTAGGGTTGTTCCGCCCTCCTTCTGGATGATGGTCGTTCCGCCAGCACGGGGGTCGATGTACCTGTCTGCAATCACTTCCCCCTGTTCGAGGTTGAGAATGTGGGCCTTTATTTCGTCCAATCCCATGCCAGCACCTTGACGCTGGGCTGGGCCAGACTTTCCGTCGTGCTTCTCTCCAGCCATCGCCCACTCCCCCATGCTAATGTCTGGCCATTCTCTGTAGATGAACTTGTTGCCGTCTGGCATTACACGCATCCACAGCATGAACCAGTTTCTGGCCCCAGCGGGGTCAACGGCCATGTAGTTGGTGCCTTCGTCGGGAATGTGTTCGTCTGGAATGATGCAGGCTTCCCCAAATCTCGGGAACTGGGAGCCCGAAAGGGACTCAGCCCAGCCGTATGCACGGATTTTAACCTCATAGGGACCTCTTCCCCGAAGTGCTAACTTGATTTGTTCGAAGGGAGAGTATTTGTTGAGGATTGAATGAAACCAGATTACATTGGCCGAACCCTTGCTGCATTCTGCAACGTAGGGCATGTGCCCCTTGGGGATGCTTGGGACATTCTGTGTATCTGGCAGAAGGTCTGCAAAGAGCGTTTTCTTGATTCTGCACCCTGCGACGTAGTCCTTGACGACGGGCGTGAAGCCAGTGATAGGCGTGAAGGTAAGAATCATCTTACCAGAGCGGGTGACTAGTCGGTAGCGTAGCGTCTCAATCCAGTCCTGCGGCACAAGTTCGTCGCACCAGATAAAGTCGGGTTCACCGCCCTCGATAACCTTCTTCTCCTGACCATAGTTCATGAAGAAGATTTGGGAGCGGTTGGGAAGGACAAACGTGGCGTCGGTAAATCCGTTTTTCTGAGAATACTGAATGTTCGTTACCTTGGTCTTCTTGGCGTTCTTGAACTCTGGGGGCATGTACTTCCAGATGACCGCCTGTTGCATCTGGATGGATGTCTGAGAGGTCGTATGCAGGCACCAGACACGGCTTTCTGGTCTGGAGCACAGCAACTGCATCACACGCTTGGCGGCGTATTCCGTCTTGCCTGCACGATTGCCGCCCATGATTAGCAGTTCGTTTCCAGACATGAGCAGTTTGTCGGCTTCAGCCCAACTATCTGGCTCGTAGCCATGCCTGTAGGGGTCGTTCTGCTCTGCCCTAATCTTTTCCTCACGCCTCTTGAGGATTTCCGTAGCCGCTTCAGGGCCTAATTCCTGAGCCAAGTCCAAGACTTCGGCTTCAGATGGCATCTTGATGACTGGGTGCTTGGTCAGTTCGATGCCGCAGACTGTTTCTTTCTCGAATGCCATCAGGCTTTACCCCAAGTGTCTTCTAAATTGATGGGGAATCCGTTGTTCGCCGCCTCTTGTGCGTTGGACTGAATTACGCCTCCATAGTTATTGAAAGCCGCAACCCTCATTGGACCGCATACGCTAGGGTTAAATCTTGAAATCCAAGGCAATAATCCACTAGCCACAGGACCAGCCGCTGTTTCACCGAACTTTCCGAGAGTGATTTGTCCGTAGGTGGGAGACATTGATTTGTGAATGTCTGACTTTTTTTTCGGCGGCTGTATCTGTGCTTGACGCATGGGGGTCGCCTTTCTTTTCCCATACATGTCCTGCGTCTCCCCTCTGTTGTACTTGCCCCAAGTACGTTCAGTGATGTGAGCCCTTGCGGCCCTAGTTTTTGCCGTGGCCTGACCGCCCTTTGTCTGCCAGTACCCCTTAGTTCTTACTGTCCCGTCAGAATCGGTTTCGTATTCTTCATCGAAGGCGGCTTTCCTGTCTGCTTGGAACTTTCTGTTGGCTTTCTCGTTTTCAAGGTCGAATAGTTCTTTCTCTGCGGCGAGCCCCTTGAACATGACATAACGCTGGAGCACCCTAGGGTCCTCAGCAAAAACTGGGTCCGTCGGGTCCAACTTGTAGTTCCCTTCTGACGGAACGTATTTATCGTCTTCCGCCATGTGGGCTACGGCTTACTTGCCGCCTCTGTCAGCGTTCTTCTTGTTGGTCCAGTAGGACTGGGCCTGCTGTTGGGACTGAACACCCTGCTTGTAGGACTGGTCCATGCCGTAATTGATGGCTTCGCCGATTCCAGCACCAGTTGCACCAGCAAGGCCAATTGCGATATCAGCGTCGTTCAAGGTGAACTTGGACTTGGTGCTCTTAACGGCGGATTTAATGTCGCCCTTGTAGTACTCCTTGGCGTTGAACGGAGATTTGTTCATCTCTCCACCGAGGGGCTTGGTGATGTAATTGTCGCCCTTGGTCATGTAGTCGCCACCCTGCGGCTTGCCTTCAGGGAGTTCGTGCATGTTCTGGGGGCGTTGCGGCTTATTGACAGACATGCCGTCCTTGATTCTCAGGCCAGCACCGAAGTCATTGAGTTGAGCACCATGATTTCCTCT